CCGTCTGAAATCCGGCGCTCAGTTTTACTTTTGTAGTCGTCATTACATTGGCTATAGTCTCTGGGTCAAGGTTGTACACCGTAACATCCGCGTACCACCACGGAGAGGGGATCGTAGCCTGCACTACCTCAAATGTGATTCGCAGTGCCTCTGGTGACCACGAGTCAGTGGACACCTGCATGTCCTGGTCATTGCCTGCAGAATCTGTATACGTGATGACAAGGTTCCACGCCGGCCCGAAGAATGGGATCGTAGATGGGGTGCTCATAGCGCAGTGTCCGACCAGAGCAATGAGAAGTTCGACAAATCATTGGCACCAGGATAGTCTGTAGTGGAGTTACCTGTGTTCAGCAAGTACGCACTTCCTATCTTCAGGTAACCATACTGAGCTAACAAGTTGGCTGATGGATAGTAGCCAGTAATAAGCGGAACAGAGGCTATGAGAACCACGTTCTGCGCACTGGATACCTGCATCATCCACCAGCCAGACATTACTGAGTACGTAAGCACAAAGCCCAGCGTCAGTGTAGCTCCATCGACCGTGAGTTGTACTGCGAATGTTTGATTAGGATTTGTAGTCAGTGGTATGATTTGCGCTGACATGGCTTAGAATAACCCCGCTGTTGCCTGCGCGCCCGCTGGGTTGCTGACGCCGAACTGCTGCGGCGATGAGGTATACAGACCGGCACCAGGTACGTCGACAGTCGTGGCCGTCGGCACGGCAGTAGAACTGCCATTCAGCGTGTTAATCATAGAACCAGGCGGAACTAGGAACTGACTGTTGATAGTTGCCGGTGGCGTATAGGCGCTCACTGTGCCGAGACCCGTGGTGTTCGTGTCATTTGGGCTGGCACTAGCAGGCGTAATCTGCACGCCAGCTAGAAAGATCTGCTCGAACTCCACACGAAATCGTGCGCCTGTGATGGTCTTTGCATCTTCATGTGGCGATATGGCAGCCACCAGCATGTTGGTATAAGTACGAAGGCGGGTTACGACTGTCAGTGGAGAGCGCGCAGCCTGCAATGCCAACATCTGCTGATAAGATGACACGCTCTTAGATGTGCCACCAGTCCACACCGTGGCCCCAGGGTAATTGCCCACAACATCGGACATCAGCACGTACATGACTAGGCTAGCAGGGTTCAGGTAGGCATGACTGGAAATAGCCGCACTATTCTGTACCGGGTGCTTTGTGATGGTCAGGGTCTGATTATGTTCTAGTGAGAGCACAGCGTCGAACACATACGTATGCGCGGCTGTGGTGATTGGGATGTTTGGGTCAGCGTTGATTGTCCCCGCTAGACTATAATCCATATTGATAGGGCCGACATTGATCGTACTCGTGCTGGCCGGTACGGTAATGGACACCATCGCAGCACTGGACCATTGTGGCGGCTGGTAACCACTGGGTACTTGACGAACGATGGGCGCAGCCGTGGAGGTGGTGTCGCCTGGGTATGGGAATGCCGACATTGTCGCGCCCTTTCTAGGCTGTCACGCCTTGGTCTTGTAGTTCGTACAGGTTGCGCTGCGTCTGGCGATTCTTCAGGGTATTCAGGCGGGAGACTACCACATTTGCTACGTGCTCGTTCGTGGCAGTTGCGCCGTCGATGTGAATGACAATGGAGCCGACGTGGACGTCGCCCGTCGTACCCATACGGCGCATAACCTGTGCTATTTCTCCCTTAGCTTCTGGCGACAAAGTAGCACGGCCAGCAAGCACAGCATCCATCTTTGCCTGGCCTTCATGATACCCACCTACAGCGTCGGCTACGTTGCCATTGTAGTGTTTCAGCAACTGCGCCAACAGCGTCACGCCGCCCTTCACATTGCTGCCGGCATCGCCGCGATCTACCCCCAATGCTGCTGCTGTGCTGCGTGTGAGCTGCATAATGCCCTGTGCGCCTGTAGCAGAAGTAATCAGCTTGCCATTCTTGTCGTACTGTTGCTCTCCACTCTCAGTACGTGCCACGGCGTGTGCCAGTGAACGCGGAACACCCATAGCATCGGCTTGCTGGTCAATCACAGAGCTGATTGATGCGTCTGATCCGAAGAAGTCATCTGCTGCATTAGAGCCGACACCAGCGCCAAACAGCGCACCACTGATAGCACCGCCAACCCCGCCAACTACAGTGCCAATGGGCCCGAACAAGCTGCCACCAAGAGCACCTGTAGCTGCACCGCCTAGTACACCGCCAGCTACACCACCAGCTACACCACCAACAGCCTTGGCCGTAGCAGCGTGGAACGCCATACCAAGCTCTGTACCAGCGCCTTTGAAATCACCAGAGAGTGCCAGTGCAACTGCGCTGGTCAGGTGCGCTAGGAACTCTTCTACATTGGCGATGGCCTCTGCCAGCACAGCGAATGGGTGCAGCACATCAGTAACTGCCACAGCTAGGTGTTCGAAGCTGAATGCTGTGCCCTCGATAGAAGTATCGCCAGTAATGAAGCCAACCAGGTTCGTGAACGCTAAGCCTGTGGCCTTGAATGCGGCAGCAGTAGCCGCACCAACTTTCTCAATGTCCACCCACACCGGAAGGAAGTCCTTCACAAGTATGGCAGAAATCCTGGGCATGTTATGCGTTACCCAGTTATTGAACCCACGCAGCTTTGCCAGAAGAGTGTCTGGCCCCATACCCAGAGCAGACAGGAAGTCATTTACGACGTGGAAGGTAAGAAATTGGCCCTCTACTTCCATGCGTGTGAACTCGAACCGAATGTCTCGGATCTTCTTCATTTGCGCATCGAAGTCCCCATTGGGGGCCATAGCATTCATGTCCTTCATCAACTGCGATGTACGTGCACGCAGTTCTGGATCCCACGTCATTTGATCCAGTGAAGCACCAAGTGCATCCATGGCAATCTGAAGGCCGCGTGCTGCGTCCTTGCTGATGTGCATATTCAGCGCCAACAGGCGGTAGCGTTGATCGGCCATAGCTACCTTGTCCACCATGCCAAGGGCTGCGCTGCCGATGGCCAGGAACCCACCAGTGATTTCGGTCTGTGCCTTGAAGAACGAGCCGGCAATAGAGCTGGCACTGACGTCGGCAGCCGTGGAAGCTTCCTTCAGTGCCTGGAAGAACCGCTGCATGCCACTAGCGTCGACGCCCGCGCCCAGCTTTACAAGATACTCGTCTACGAAACTGGTCGACATGCTATTCCTTCCTGGCGGCTTCTCTGGCTCGCCGCTCGTTTTCGGCTTTCACATCTAAGTACTCTAGCACATCCAGCAAGTCGCCGATGTCATAGGTGCCGTCGAATAGTTCGTGCTGCCGCCACAGACCAGCTGCTACAGGCTGCCACAAGAATGGGTTCAACGTTGGGAACGGAGCAGCATTAGACTGCACATCTTCGTCCAGACCAGGCATCAGATACCAGGGCTGGACTCTTCGAAAAAATCTGAGTAGCAAAGAATCAATACTTCAGTGGTGAGCTTCATCACCAGACCGACATCGTTCTTTACCTCTTCGCCGTCGACAGTCCACACACCACCGTCAGATATGATGGGCATGAATGCGCCAACCTCGTTACGCTTAGACACAGCCTTCAAGCACTCGGACTGAATGAATTTGAAGTCTTCGAAGCCGATGCCGCCCGAGAAGATCGAGAATGTAAGGGCGCGCACTTGCATCTCGCCAGAAACCTTCTCCTTTGCCTCCTCTTCCTTCTTTGGCTCTTCGTCTTTCTTGGCTTCCTTGTCGAGGCGCTCCTGTAGCATGCGCATGTGGAGGCCCATCATGCGCATGAAGATGAAGCTACCGACTTCGGGCATCAAACGCCGTACTTCGTACGACGCGTTCTTCATTTCTACTACTTTGCTTCGTGCTTGCATTTTCCTTGCTCCTTGCTACCTTACTGAAAAACTCGTTGCTACCGTTCTACACGTTGATTACATTTGCCGCCATTAACTTCCAAGTCACGCGCTTGCCGGCGGACTCGTATGGCTTATCCGGCACCTTGTCGAAGCTGCATCCAGTAAGGATGTGCTGCGTGCCGTCGGTCAGCATACGGAAACTGATGATCGTGGCTGCCCAACCGCTGACGTCGTCATTGTTGGCGGCCAGAATGCACAGATTCCACAGCGCAAGCAGCGACGAGTGCAGCGCCGATGATTCCTGCACGTCAATGTCCACGTCACCATTGTCGCCCGCCACATACGACACCATAACTGTGCCATCGGCAGCTACGTCGTGTGCTGTACGCGTGGTGGCCATACGAACCGTAAAGCTGCCGGCACCGATGTTGCCACCTGTGAGTGGAATGGTAAAGCCGAATACTGGATTTGTGAGAACTCCCGTGAGCGACTTAAACGAGTACGTTGCTCCTGTAGCCATTTCAGATTCCTTTCATTACACCGAAGTATTAGACCCTAGGGCCAGAATTAGAGTTGAACGTACACTCCGATGACGAGGCTCTGAACCGCACCCGCCGTTGTGATGAACGTATAAATCGGCATCGCTTTTCCAGCCGCGTGATCAGCCGGTGATTGCTGCGAGTAAGGCTGCGACAAGTTCAGGAACCCAGACGGAATGGCCTGCCCATTTGTAACCGTAAGCCCAGGAATCGCAATGGAGGCTCCTGCCCATGTGCTGCCGGCAAGGAAGCCGATGTTCGCAAGGGTAGTACACCCAGCGTTGGCGGCCTGGATGAGCAAGTGCTCACCGGCGTTAGTCTGCGCTACGGCCGGGTTGTCTTGTAGTACGGCCATCTCCTGGCTCTGGATCTGCGCCACCAGCATGGCCAGGCTCAACCACAGGTAGGATGGCGAACCGTTAGACATAAAGCCCGGCTCTTCTACCTGGAAGTTCTGGAAGTCGCCGTACACATTGAATCCTGCCGCTACGATGTTGTCGTACTGCGACTGGGTGAGGGGCTCGGGCGCGATTCCTGCTAGGGTCTTGTGGGCCACTGTGAAGAAGCTGCCCGCCAACCCGGTGTTCAGTCCCATCTCCACAGACATCAAAGCGACAGCCGCGTAGATGTTATTCGGATACAGCCCATTCTGTGTCGTGGAGTACTGACCCAGCACGCGCAAGGCTAGCGTCTGCAGTTGAAGAGCGATGTTGGCTGCCGTGCCCGCTGGAATCGCCGTGCTGCCAGAGTACGGGTAGTAGCGCGTAGTCTGCCATAGCGGGTCGGCCCACTCACTCAGAGCGGTATTGTCAGCGTCTGCAGGGGCGTTCACCGTCAGGCCGTACCAGACACTACTCACTGCGCGGCACGCTGTCGCGGCCTGAAGGAGTGTCTCACCGATCGCCGTGATATTCACTTCCAACCCCGTGCCGGTGGAGGGGCTGACCGCCGTAGTGGGTAGGGCCGTAGCAACAGAATAGCCTGTACCTTGGACTGCAATGCTGATGGCAGAAGGAACGCCACCAGCCTCTGTGAGCACAGTGCCTACGCCGTAGTTTGCGCTGGCCTGAACCACAAGGAACTGGTCGCCCACAGCCCAGCCTGTACCGGCGATGTCGATGGTGATAGTTTGCAGGGCGGTGAGGTCCTGCCGTCCTACCGCGAACTTGAACGGCGCTGGGGTCTGCGAGAAGGCAATCTGTGCCGCGATGTACTCAGGGTCACTTACGATGAACCCTGCCGTCAGCATGTCCGTGGTGCCTGTGTATACCTGCACACGACTGTTTGCCCCGTACGACGGGATGACTGTGCTGGGGCCGACAAACAGACCCACATTGAAGGAACTGACGGCCGGAGCCGCTGGCGACACCTGCACTGAGATGTCAATGATGTTGCTGAGGGCGAGCGGCGGCGTAACAGCCATGGGTCTCCTTTGGGTAGTGCTGAGTGGTGAGGTGGGCTTGCTTTAGTCAGAGGGATGTGAGGCTGTGATGCCGCTACACGGTGATGTCGGCTGCTAGGCCGTCCTTGTCATAGACCTTGACTTCGACGCTTGTCACAGCACCGTCTTCTATGGTTTCAGTGACTTGTTCATACATAATGATGTGAAAGTCTGCTCTTTCGAACCACTGCGAATTTGTTTGTTCTGGGATTCTTGTAGGCTCCGGTGGGTCACTGATCGGGTACAAATTGCTGAGCGATAGGACATCGTTGAAGTAATCCATGAACATCGCCGAGTGGATCATCCTGGCGCGGTCAGTGCTGTTCGGGCCGTACAAGCACCAAGCCACACGCCAGCCGCGCGTGTAGACCCAAGTCTCGGTGACAGGGCCGGTTCCGCTGAATGTGCGATCTCGCACGGTGCGATACTCTACGTTCTCTGGGATGCAGCTGATGAAGCAGATATCGTCCTGCGGCCGTGGGACGAATGGCTGGCCCTCTGTCTGCCAGTCGATACGAACGAGTGCAGGGTTGGGTGGGTTGATGCCGATCATCCCACACGTAAGCGGCTGGAGGATGTCATTGATCTGTGTGACGGTGAGCGCCGTACTTGTGAGGACCTGGCCATTAGGATACGTCGTGGTTGTCATCAGGCCGCATCCATTCTTGTTCCCATCGCTTTGTAGTAGCCAGACCCGGCTACATGAAACACGGACATCACACGATAACGCTCGTTCTGGTACTGCAGGATGTCGCTGGCGCTCTGACCTACGAAGGCCGTGATTGGCCAGGTGACATAGGGCGCAGCAGAGGGCGAGTAAGTGAACGTCAGAGTCACTCCGCTCAGTGTGTAGTCAATCCCAGGGGTCTGCTGCACTCCACTGACGTAGACCGTAGCTGAACCGTCCGGCGGTGGGGTAGCAAGCGTGTATGTAGCGCCTGAGCCTGTAGCGGCTGCACCCTGCGTGCTAGGCACCGGAGCCGCTCCACGTGTGGTGTAGATAGGCTGCGTCCACCAGAACGAGCGGATGCTTCCAATGCGGTCAGCCTCTGCAAGCATCTGTATCTCTTTCGGGCTGGCTTGCTGACAGGGCCCGAACACTTGGATAGGCGTTACGGTGGACTCAAAGCTACCAAGCACGTACGTACCTACGCTGCGCCAGATGGTGTAGCTCTTGGGGGCGATGAGGTCAGGGTCTTGCACTACGTCCGCTACGGAGATCATCGCCTACTCCTCTCGAACAATTCCGATTATGGCCGCCCTCATAGCCCCAGTGTCGATTCCTGGAACGTCGCTGCCCTTTGCCTTAATGGTAGACTCTGCGTTCGGTGCCCACCCATTCTCTTGCGTGAATATTCGCCGCGCAGCGTTCTGCCCAGCTAAGGCCGCGCGCATCATCTTCTTCTTTGCAAGTTCACTATCCCCAGCCAAGCTGGCTTTGATGGAGGCCTTGATTTCGTTGCTGATTGATTCCTTCGCACCCTCGATGGCTGGCTTTAGAACGGGCCGAGATGGCTGTTTGTGCAGTGGTGACCCTTTTTCGAAGATGAACAACAATTCTGCATTGTTGACGTCTTCCTTCGCGGCCTTCTTCAGCTTCGTCGCTTTCTTCTTGCCGGCTCGGCTTGCCATATCTAGCAGTTGCTCACTGCGGGCGTCCTTATTGGCTGCGGGGACTCCTACATACGCAGCTAGTTTAGACAGCCCAGCCATCCGCTTGGCAAAGGCCAGCTTTCCACTCTTGCGTGCTATCGTGATGGTAGGTCCTGTTTTGTTGGCCATGAGGGGTCTCCGTTCTAGCGGCTGTGCAGGCGGATTCTAGTGTATGAGGGCGGGGCCCATTCCGATTATCCGGGCCTGAGTAGCTAAAATTTGTCCGTAGCTCGTCAAGTTAAACGCCGCCCACGACTCCAGAGCCGACAATGTAGTGTATCCGACGCTGACGTCTCCTACGCCCTTTGACGTCATGATACCGAAGCTGAGCCCCTGCGCCGCGATCTGTGCGCCGTTCATGGGCGCAGTCTGCATAGTCGTCTCTTGCACAAGCCACGTAGCGTAGAGCGCGCCACTTGTATTCTGCACGGTGAGGGTTACAGTAGCGCCGCTCAGCGTGTAGTCCACGCCGGGTGTCTGGAACATACCGTTGTTCGTCAGAGCCTGTAGCACTCCACCAGGAGGCGCTCCGCTCAGCGTGTACACTGTGCCAGGCGTCGTGCCGGTTGGGGCCTCCCCGTGAACGATTGTCTGAAGTGACTCAAACACTTCGCTGGAGTCAGAGCGGGCGTAAAGGGTGCAGTAGTGCGATGTGAAGAGCGCAATCGCCTGCCACCACATTTCTTGCCACCGGGCCTGCACCAACGAGGCAAGAGCCAAGTTCAGATACATCAGGACAACGCCAGTAGGAATTGGTGCGGACTCATACACCTGCAAGGTGGCGTTGGCGTTCGTGGAGAGGGCCGCGTTGTTGACAGTGATCGTATTCGAGCCAATGTCGACGATTATTGTTCCTTTGGGGAACACGCCGAACGCCTGCAGGAATTGGCCGTAGTCCAACCCGTTTGTTGACGGCACGGTTACAGTGGTGGAGCCTGCGGTAGTTCCACACCCACTGACAGAAGTCGCCGTTCCGAAGAACTTTGGGTTGATGGCCTTGAAGTCGTCGAGGTAGTAGGGCGGGTTCGTGCCGAACACGAAGTTCGAAGCGCCGTAGAAGTCACCGCATACTGTCTCGTAAGAAGCACCGGAACCCCATGTTGTCTGGAGCCAGCCGTTGAAGTCAATCGTGTTCAGGTAGCCGCCCATGGAGTTCCTTTCTATGCTGGAAGGGCCTTAGCGTTTGTGCCAAGGCCCTTCTACATTACTTGGCCTTCTTCGCGTTGCCGGTGATGCCGCCGACTTTCGGCGCGGGAGGGACGGGCGTCATGGGCTGGCCGCCGAACGGGGCCTGTGGTGTGTCAGCCGCTGTCTGTTCCTGCTCTTCTTCGGGCTCAGGCTTCACGGCCTCTTCTTCGGGCTGCGGCTCTGCATGCTTCGGATACTTGTAGCCCGGCATCTGCTCAGGCGGCGTCAGGTTCACGATGCTGCCGTCTTTGATTCCCTGAATGAATGTTGGGGTCTCGGCCACCCAGAAGGGCACGGACTGCGCGTAGGGGCCGGGCTGGGCAAGGAACTTCTTCGTTCCTTCGTCGGTATTCACGAACGCCTTGGCCCGCTTGAAAAACAGTTGCATTGGCATGTCTTATATTCTCCTTGCTGCTTTTGTTGAGTATTGCCGGCGGACGGGGATCGAATGCAGGAGGATGGCAAGGATTCACCCGCCGCCTTCTACGCCCGTCCGCACGACTTTGTGTTGAATGTCTAGGGAGCTTTACAAGCCTCCCGTGCCGCGCTGAACTACGACCAGTCGGGGCGTCGTGCAGACCGCCCCACGGCAAGCTCTAGACGCCGTCGAGGTAGTAGGCAGTCGTGGTCCGCTTGTAGATGACCTGGCTCAGGCAGCCAGCGTACATGGTCTCATACGCTCCGCCTGCGCGGGTCGTAGGAACCGTGAGGGCCGGGATCATCGGCTGTGGGACCTTCAAGTACACGCTCTTCTTCGAGTTCTTGTAGAAGAACGCGCGATCAAGTCCGTTCCCGCCCGTAGGACTGCCAGGAGCCACAGTGTTGCCGCTGCCGGTTCCGCTGATCCATGGGTTGGGGAGGAAGTTGATCTTGAAGTCGATGCCGTGATGCGCAGCAACGCACTGCTTCTCAATGTACTCGATCGTCGACACCGCCACAGGCGCGCCACCGATTGCGATGGGCTGCGTGAGAGTAGCGAACTGGGTGTACGGAATCAGAAGGCGATCTGCCATGCCCTCTTCAGCCGAGTAGCCAGAGTTCTCGACGGTCTGGTTGAGCGCGAAGTTGATGTCCGCAAGAATCTCCTGCGGGGTCTTCTTCGCCCACGTGGTGAACGTCGACGCGCCAGCCGGTGCAACGGACTCGTAGATGTTCGGGTTGTTGATCAAGCCCGGATCACCGAGGAACCCGGCGTAGACTACGAAGTCCAGCGCCTTGCCCCAGGTGGTCTCGACAGACTCCTCGTACAGCTCTTGCAAGCTGAACGGAGGTGCCTGGCCAGTGCGAAGTGCAGTCTCCATGCGCCGCAGGTCGATCCAGGTGATGGTCATACCCATCGCCCAGTTGTACGTACGCCATATGCCCTTCTGGATGTCCGCCTGTGCCTCGGGGATCTCCGTGTTGTTGGTGCCCTGCAACCCGTAGGATGCGGTTCCAGTGGAGGCGTAGTTGGAGGCAAACGCCGAGATAAACTCGGGGAAGCCACCACCTACTTCAACAGCGATGTCGCGCTTGTGCGTGACAGCCTGCAAAGGACGGACGAGGTCCGTGTCGATGATCTCCAGCTGGCTTTGAAGAAAAGCCAGACCGGACGCGCCCGCCGCGTCAAATGCCCGCGAACGATTCGGAATAGTACGCTTCATAGTCTAGTTCTCCCTTACGCCACGTTACGGTTCTTGATGGTGATCTCAAGAATGTTGTTGGTGTCCAGATTGCCAGTGCGCGCAACCACATTGGGCAGAGCGACCAGGTTGCTGAACGTGAAGACTGACGTCGCCGTGGTAGCCACCGTAAGCCCAGAGCTGAGAACGATGGCGGTGTAAGCGCCTGCGGTTCCAGTTCCACTTACGACGTACGTTCCAGGCGTGATACCTGCGCCCGACACGACCTGACCAACGTAAACGCCAGTAAAGGTGCCCGTGAGCGCCGTCGCAGCAGCGGCAGCAGCCGTTACACCGGTGATGTTGAACAAGTCGGTAGCGGCGGGGTTGGTCTCCCAGTCGCCTATGACACCCGCAGTGACAGCCGCGTTCAGCACGACGCGGGTGTACACCTGCGCCTCAGCGTTCGGAGCGCCGACGGCCAGAGCGATGGTGCCGTTGCCGCGCAGAAGGACTTCCGACATCTGCAGGTTGGCGTAGTAACCGACCTGCTGAATGCCAGGCGTCTGCCCAGCCGGGTAGGTAAGCTGCGTCTTGACTTCACGCACCGCCATACCGGCGAAGTACGAAGCCACGAGTCCGATGTTCGACGTCGCGTGAGTAACGAAGTCAGCGATCGAGTCCCAAACACCGCCCGTTGCATTTGGAATGGCGACGGTGGGGTCACCGAAGCTCAGGTTGTTGGTCGACGTGAAAGGAGTGAACTCCCGCGCCACGATGACGCGATCACCCTGTCGGCTGACCGTGCCCACGAAGCCATTATTCGGCCCCGTTACGTTAATTACTTGTCCGAAACTAGTCGGCATTACTTGCCTCCCTTGAATGCAGCGTTATAAGCTGCCTGCATCTTGGCGATGGGATCAGCCTGGCCGTCAGTGGCTCGGACACGATCTGGGTTGGGGTTGCGAGGAGCCTTATCACGAGCACGCGCCGAACCGGCGAACGCTCCGTAGCTTCCAGTGGAGACACGGCTGGACTTCTTGACCGAGTCCAGTGCGCGGTTGAAGGCACCCTGTACGGCTTTGTCATTGGTGCGGGCTACGATGGGCCGCAGCATGCGCAGTACAGCATTCGCGCCATCAGCTGCGCGGGCACGGTCCTTCGCCTTGGCCTTCTTCTTGTCCTCGACGTCAGCCTCGTCATCGTCATCGTCCTCTTCGTCGTCTTCGACTTCTTCCTCGCCGCTCTCGACTTCCTCTTCGCCGGGGTCAGATTCAGAGTCTTTGGCCGATGGGCAGCTGCAGTCGTCCACGGGTTCGCCGCAGTCGGGGCACTCCTCAGCGTCCTCAGCACCCAAGACAGCTTCGAGGTCCGAGGGGTCAGCCTCTTCCGCGTCATTTGCGTGCTCGGGCTCTTTCTCTTCTTCGTCGAGGAACTCATCCAGCAGGTTCTTGAGCTCTTCGATGTCGGCGTCCTTGGCGTGCGCCTTGCGGTCCTCGGCATCAAGCGCGCGGTCGAGGGCGTCATGCGCCTTACGACGTGCGTCGCTCATTTCCTCTTCCTCTTCCTCTTCGTCCTTGGCCTCGTTAAGTTCCTCCGCATCCTTGGACTTACGGTCCTTAGTGCGGCGCTTGTCCTTGGCCTTGAACTCGTTTTCCTTCAGCGCTTCGGGCAGTTCTCCGTCCTTCGCGCCACGCTTGTCTTCGACGTCTTCTTGCAGCGACTCAGCTGCGTCCATCACGGACTCGGGATCAGCATCGGTGGCTCGCGCCATCTCAATGAGATGCTTTCCTTTGAAGATGCGAAGCCAGTCCTTCTTCGGCTTTTGATCGGCCACGGTTTGCTTCTCCTTCGTTGGTATGGGTGGAAGTACGATTGGGGTGTACGCTTTGGTTTCGATGACTTCCACCAGCGCAGGGATTGGTAAACTTGGTTTGGCTTCCGCGGCCTTGGTCGCAAGGAAGGCAGGGTCTTCAGGCGCGGCATCTTGAATGGACACAAGATCTCCAGCGCGTCCGGCAGTGACTATTGCGTCATGATTGCCAGACATTGAGCACTGGATTATCTTGTCGCCGTCGCGGTCGATAGAGAAGTCATAGCCAAGACTGTTATCTCGAGCCGTCTTATTTTTTACCTTCTCAATCAGCTGATGGTCGCTGATGACCAGGTCGGCTATGATCGGCCACTCTCCATCATCCAATGGTTCTAGGCCCTTGCGTACATTTTGTAGGTGTCCACATGTAAGCTTTTTGAAGTTTTTCGGGTCTACAAATTCACCATTCGGAGGGTGAGAGTCACAAATCGGCTTTCCGTTGAGACTTGCAAGAAACTCCGGGTGGAACACCTCTTTTGCGGGCCTGTATAGATCGATAGATGCCTCAGGATTCGAGGTGTCTATGCCTAACTCTTTTGCACGCGCCTGGGGCAAATTTTTTACGGCGTATTTCTGCCAGCCCGTTCGTGCGACGGGGCACCCCACGATGACGAGGTAGCCCTCGTCAGTCATGTGGATGTTATCAGTCAGAGGGCTAGTGAGGTAGCCGTGTGGAGACTTAGTGGCGGGAAGCACTTCTAGTTCTTCCATTTCCTCAGTCATACGGGTTGGACCTCCCTACTGTCTTTGGCCTTCGTCCTCCCAGCCTCCTCGGCCATGGCTACGAACTTGGCTACACCAGCCTTCGCAAGTGCTTCTGAAAATGCACGTTCAAAGTGGTTTTGATTTGTGAATCTAAGGCCTCTTGTGTTCACAAGTTGCTTTAGATTGCGCGTAGACATGTTTGTAGTGCCATCAGCTTTAAGTTCTTTTACAAGCGACTTAATGCGCTGCGCAAGTTCTTCTGTGTCGTCGTCCCTCGCCGCCGCAGACTTCGCCGCCATGCCGGCCTTACCGTACTTTGCCGCGCCTGCCTCGTACGCGACACCGCCTGCTTCCTGCTTCGACTCGCCCTCTTTTTCGAGCTTGCCCTCTAGCTTGGCGAACGCGCCGTCTTTAGCACTGGACTTACTTGCTAGAGCACGCTTCGCGTCAGCGATGTCTTCTTCTATTTGTCGCGTATTGCCGCCGTACTGTGGTTTTCCAGGCGTACGCGCATCTTTCAGTGCGCGCTGCAATTCTGCCAGAGTTGAATTCAGGTCACTCACACTCCACGTATGAGCGTTTACAAGATCCGTCCCCGACGCCTTCCGCTTCGACTCGCCCTCTTTTTCGAGCTTGCCCTCGAGCTTGGCGAACGCGCCGTCCTTGGCCTGCCACTGACTGTGCCCGGCTTCTTCCTTGGTCAAAGGATTTCCAGTAGGTGTTCGCCAGTGACCAGTTTTTTCTTGGTGTTTATGCAACTCGGTCTCAGAAGTATGCCCCGTCTTACACTCTGAGCACATCCAGACGCCTTCTCTAGAGTCGCACACCCTAGCACGTCCGGGCCTCACCGTCTTGCCGATTACCGACACAACCTCACCCGCCCGAGTGCGCTCGACCGCCGTGCGCAGCGCCGTCGAGGCCGAGTCGCACACCTTCACGCGGCCCGTTCCAGGATGCTGGTACTGCGAAGCGAAGCGGCTCTGACACGCGGCGACTCCGTCCGTTGCCTTGCTGAGTCCGTCCTTCGCCGTGCCTGCCTCGTCCGTGGTCTTGGCGAACGCAGCAGACTTGCGGAACCCGCTCGCTGCCATGCGGTAGCTGTCGAGGGCGCGGGCGCGGTCGCCCTGCACCTCGTACACAGAAGCGCGGTAGAGGTGGTCAGCGGGTTCGCTGCCGCCGCGCTGCTCTACGATCTTGGCGTCGGTGGCGCGCTTGTGGTCCCCCAGCTTCTTCGTTGTGAATTGCTGCAAGTATTTCGTAGCCGCCTCCTTGCCGTCCATATTGTAGATGGACAGATATTTCTTGTAGATCTTGTCGTTCCAGGTCTTTTTCACTTCAGCCAAATGTGGATCCGAGGCCGCATTGGCGTCTCCAACCGGCCGCACGTGGTCTGTGCCGCGCCGATTTGAAAGTTCATCTTTTAGCATTTTCAACCTGGCCGCTTGGACATTAGATAATTTTTCTTTATCTTCGAGTGCGAGAATCTCCATCTTAATATCTTGCGTAGAAGTATTCTTGAGTTCGGCGTCGGCGGTCTTTGCTTTTCCTGCAATGAACCGTTTCGCCGCTTCCAAGTCTTCTACCTCGTTCACCAACTGCGTTCCGCGCAGTACCTGTACTTTATCAGGGTCATGAGTGGGCATGACCTTCCATTCACCTTGAACGTAAAGAGGCTTTCGCGGGTCTGTGTCCTTTGCCCTCATCGGCGGCATCTTGTCCTTGCCGCGCCACCTGTCCGTGGCGTACCGCTGCGCGCCGTCATTCTCGGTCGGCATGGGCACGGCGTTGGAGGTCTTGATGGGGACGGGGAGGACGTCCTCACCGCGCGTTGGTGGCTGAGCTGTCGCGCCTTCCACTTTGCGGGTTGTAAACTTTTGCAAATAGTTGGCCGCAGCCTCTTTGCCACTAGCCTTGAAGGTGTTTCGCACCGACGTGTAAATTTTGTCGTTGTACTGCCTCTTCACCATAGCAAGCCAAGGGTCAGACCTGCTGCTTACGTCCTTCGCCTTCCGCCGGTCCTGCGCCTCGGTCTCGCCGGACTCGTGTGCCGCCAACGCGGCGTCGCGCTCGGGGTCTTCTGAACCTACAGGCTGGATTTCGTCATACGCGCGGCGCAGCTTCTTGAGCGTCTTCATTTCAATCTCCTGTGCCGCGTGGCGGCTGTAGTTAGGTGGTAGTGCAGGTGAATCTGTGACGCGTGGCGGCTGTCTTACTTCTTGGCCGAACCCGACTGGATTGTGAGGTACACAGCGTACCAGTCCGTGCTGATCTCGTGCTGAGCAGTCGCTAGTGAAACAGTACCAGAGCAAACCTGGCGATGCAACGTATCTTCTACTTGGTCCTTCTCACGCGCTCCGGGCTTTGGCAGGTACGGCTCGGGCCACAGGTTCGTGAGGTCGTTGGTACCACCGAGCTCCAAAGAAATCAAATGGTCGATTTCCAGCTTTGCGCCTACGCACCCGGCCTTGTCGATGCCATACTCTGCACATGCCGCGTGCTTTGTGGCTTCTGTTACAAGGCGAATAGGCCCAGTGCGAAAGGTCTTAGCGCAGAGTTGCGCCGCAGTGCGAGTGCTGACTGCACCGGGCGTGGCCTTTAGGTCGTTCAGCACCCCAGGGCCGTGCATCCGGTACTTCGCCGTCTGCGCTGTGCCTTGCGTGGTGCAGATAACCAAGACCACAGTGAAGCCCACCAGCCACTTTAGCCGCGTGAACAAGGTCGGTCGCGTCGCACAAGGGCCTTCGTGCATGTAGGGGCGTGGGCAGTACCATCCCTTGGGTGGCTTGGTGCAGTTACAAGAGTTCAGAATGTTAGTTCCCCGTCGCCAGGTTGCACGTGGAGCCGGAGCCAGGCCCACCAGCAGACACACCCGCGATGTAGGTGTTCGCGCCGAGCGTGAGATAGAGCACCTGCCCAGCCAGGATGACGACGCCCGTGGAGTTTGTCACCGTCACGGCGTTGGACGTGCCCAGCTTGACGCTGATGTGGCAGGGACCAAGATTTGCGACACGTACGATAGAGTCGCTCGCCGGGGTGCCGGGCAGAAGGACGGCGGTAGAGGCGAACCCAAAGGATGTGCCCTGGGCCGCGTCTACTGCGAACGATGCTTCTTGAATGTTTGCCATTGGTGCTCCTTGCTTGCTTTACTTCCTTGCCAAGCTTCTTGTTTCAAACCCGGTATTGCATTATGACAGGTGCATGTGCACTTCAGCGAGAAACACTTTCCCATAATGTGCGGCACGGCCGAGCACGGTTTGGTCTTCCAACCTGGCGGTGCACTGAACCGCTGGATTCCGGATGTGCGAGTTTCTTCGGGTTTACGGTTCAAAAGACACGCCTCTTAGGCACGTACTTCGCCAAGTTGTAACTCTGAACCTCAGGCTCTTTGTGCGCAATGTACCACGCATAGATACCGGCCAGAATGGCGATGATGTCTAGGGTGGAGTCACCCGTGCGCACTGCTTCATTGCGGGCCAATCTTGCCTCACGTGTATCACCTGGAATCATAAGGTAAAGTGCTTTCTCAAATAGTGCGCGCGCCACCCACGCTGGTTGGCCGTCTGTCAATTCTCGCACCTTTGATACAGCCGCCGATTTTCCGCCGGTCTTAAATGCATGTGTAACAATCTTCGCATCTTCATCAGCTTGGGCGTCATAAGCCCTCAGCACGCCCACCGGCTCGACATGCTCACGGCCGTCCTTCTCAGTAACTTGGATGGTGAACGCTCCCTTGCCATGCTTGACGTCGCCGGGGCGGGTGCCGTGTGCGTCCTTTGCTCTGCCGACCTTCTCCAGCGCGCCCCAGAACATCGGCTCGACCAATCCCCGGCCCGTTCCGTCTTGAGGATGCGGATCGTGCTTGAACACACCATCATGACCGACAACGGCGTGCATTCCACCGCGCGGAGAGATGCCTTCTATTACGTGCCACCCTGACGGCTTCGCCGAGTCGATGGGACGACGTGTGTAGCGCAGGCCGTGCTTGCGAAGGAACTTGTTCACCCCAGGGTCGTGATTGGCGTCTGGGAAGTCTGGCACGTCCGCCTCTGGAATTTCTAAGATGGACGCCAGTGCTGCTCTAAAGCATGTACCATCTTCACCGACACGGCTCTGCGTTACCCGCTTCATCACCTCCACCCGGCATAGTGGCTGAGCACGTCATACATAATCGGTATGACGGCCACAAGGGCGACATAGACCTTTGTGGTGGTAGAGGCCCGCCGCTCACGTTCTACTAGCACAGCGAAGAAATCTTTCAGCTTCGGTATGGCTCCGGTCTCAGGGTCATACAGATTAGCCTCTGTGCGTTCCCGATATGTTTCTAGCTCGGTGACCCTCACAAACAACGCGGCTTTTCCGTTGCCCTTGTACAGATCACGGTCATGGCCGCGTACGGTGCGGATCAACTCGGTCAGGTCCATAGGCTGATGGTCGTAGTTCTCTTGGGCCATTTGTAGGGGTCCGTTCTCTGTGGGCAGTTCGTTGGCGGTGGTGCTACTCTACACCAGGGTCGCAGGGCTCAGCCATGTCATGGTTAGCCATCCACTTCTTGAATGCCGCCATGGTGAATTCCGTGATGGCGGCGTAGGTCTTGCGGGACAGATGATGACCAAGCATATAAGTTTCTAGTGCTTCAGCCTGGTTTGCGAACGAAAGAAATACCTTATGCTCATCGAACCCTGTGCCGTCGATGTCATGCTGATCAACGACCCACACCGTAGCTGACTCCGGGTCTGTACCGATGTAGCAGTCAAGACTATCACCGTCAGCACCCAGAATGCCATCGATGAAGCCATAATGAGCCGGCATTGTGACCGACCAGGCTCGACCGTCCGGTGTGAAGCCTGAACGCAGCCTTCCAACCGGCGTCTCGACGCGTGTGCGCAGTCCGTGGGTCTCCCGTATGGACTCCGTGGCTCCGTTCGCGGCCGAAGCGCCGTCGGCGTCCGTGGCGTGGCCATGCAGGACCTCGTACGTGCTGGATCCATGCTCCAGACCAGCTGAGCATACGCAGTCACGCACTCTATCCAGCGTAACTTTGCACTCAGAGCGGTGCAGATGGCCAGAGCACTTTGTACAGATGCGCCAAACTGGATTGCCACACTTCTCGAACGTGGGGATGGAGTCGGTGGCCTTGGTCTTCTTTTCTCCGAACACGCCCCAACCAACTGACAACCGTACGTCGCCAATGTACATACCGCGAGCTTCTTGCTCACGTGTTGGCACTGTACCCCAACGGGAAACCCGTGTCATGTCGTACTGCTTGCTAGTGCGCACTTTCTTCAGCCAATGCTCAGCTTCCACCTTATCGGTGAACGGGCCGTAGATCAGGTCCCTGGGTAGCGCATCCTGTACTCTTGCGTAAGCCACCACAGTCCCATCCACAAAGCGAACGGGGACGGCAGTTTCTCCGTCCAGGTCCTCTACCGCATCGCCGATGGAGGCGACTGTCAGCAGTTTGCCACCTACAAGGATCTTTTCACCGCGCTTGAGTCCGGCGGGGAGGGTGTCCATTGCAGGCGCTGTCTTGCTGGGCTTGCCAGCCTTCTTGGCTAGCAGTTCTTTGGCGGATGGCTCGTCATTCTTTGCAGCCGGGTCCTCGGGGTCTTCGCCCTGGCCCGTCTTGTTTTCGCTCTTAATGGCCTTGGCAGGGGAGTCGGCCTCACCAAGCCCCGCGCCCTCGCCTCCGAAGAGGCCCTCGCCGAGCTCGCCTTCTGAGGCTACGGAGTCAGACAGCTTCGCGATGAACTCGTCTGTGAGGTTCGTGCCGATGCCGGTCATGTCACTGGACTGCTTGACCTCTCTAGCTACGACGCGCGGACTCATAATTCCGCTATTCAAGTAAACCGTCACGGTATCTGCTACGGATTTCGCTAGCTCAGATTTCTCTTTTTCGTCAAGGACTCTGATGGAGGGGCAGACCAAATCTAGATCGTCTGGTACCTCTCCTAATTCACTCATACAAAGCACGGGGTAAAGTTTTTCCAACTGAGGTGTGAGGTAGACCGACTGGTCGGTTGCGATGCGTTCGGAGTAGATCATCTCGTCGCCGTCGCCAGCCTGACCAAGTCCATTGTAGGTCCGGCCAAATAGGCGCGTGATTGGGATCTGCGCCGCGCCTGCAATGTCTAGCTGGAACAACTGAAGTACATCGCTCATGCCGCTGAAACTGTACTGGGTCTGCTCTATGCCGCCATCCGCCGGCAACGGGATGAGGCTCTGGTTACTCATAAGCGAATTAAGCGACGACATGCGCTGCTCAAACTTCTGTGAGGCCACCTGTGACGAACCGAGGCCCGAGAGAAGTTGGGCAAGGTCGGGAAATTTCATGCCGATCAGATTTGCTCTGAACGAGAGGTTAAGCAGATTTGCGTACATGTTGTCTAGGCGCGTGATGGACTCGTAGATCGGTTCCAACACTGAAATGCCCCACTGCATCTGGGCTTCCTTCTCAGGTGTAGGTACAGAGGGTCCTGTGAACCTCAGTACGCGTGATGAATGTACTTTGAATGAGGCCCCACCAGTAGGCGTGACCGTGTAGTTTTCTGGCCTGCCGAAGTCAAGAGGGCGGTTGATATCTGTACACACATCCCCTGCTGGGTGAATTCCGCTCCACATATCGAACGGCAGAATGCCTTTGTAAGCCCCGATTTTTACTGACTCTAAGTCCAACGGCTGATCGAGCTCATTCTCCTGGCCGTCTATGACTATCAGCCCGCCCGCTCCGCCGAACAACCGCCCCCAGGTCAAACCAGTAAGGACGTTGTTTTTTGTGTTCGTCTTGCGCAGCGCTCGGTCAATGCGAGTCAGGTCCTTGGGCTCGATCTCACTTGTGAGCTTAGGCCACGCTTTCACGTAATCTTGGGCGGGCACATCTATGATGCGGCGGCTCAGCCAATGATTGCGATAGAGAGTTATGATGGCCCAAAAATCGTAGGAGAACCTAACCAGGGTGTATTCCGAACCTTGCCCTAGAGATTGAGTTCCAAATCCGGAACGGGCTGCAAAGTTCGAGAACATGTCATTCGCGACGGCTGAGCCTGCCGTCAAACCCCGCACACCGAGATTCTGCTCAAGCGCGTTAGGATTTTTACGTTTACGCGGCTTGGGCATTCTTCTCCTTTTCTTGGCGCTTACGCTGCGCGGTTAATCTGTTGGATTCTGCTGCTTGTGCGTATACACCTAGCGTGTGCGCCGCCGCTTGCCTAGCTTTATAGTCCGGGTCTTGCCATTTCTTAGTGTGTGCGGCGCTTAACTTAGCCCGTTCATCTTTTCGTTCAAAACGACGTTTAGGCCCGGCTTTGAGCGCTTCCACAGGCTTGACAACCTTTGCCGCCCTCATCTTCACTGCCATATCGTGTTCTCCCACGCTCCGGTTAACCAATCAGGGAAGCCAGTCGGAGAAAACTGGTTTGTCGGATGCCTCCTATCCCTGAATCTTTAGCAGACTACTTCTTTCGTTGGGCGTCGACAGCAGCATTGTGCATGTATGTATCACACGTCTCACCAGTGGCTCGGTGCATACGCCACGTGGGATTGCCTCGCTGATCACGCTCATCAGCACCGGCCCAGGCCGAAAGCTCAGTGTCATAGAATGAGCAGTTGTGCGAGATAACGGTGGGGAATGAATCAGCTTTATTGGCGTACGCAACAATGACGAACATCCCGTTGACTTGCAGTGGTGCTGCGTCAGGCCACTTCGCTAGCTGCCGGTCTTTGGCTTCGCGCCCCAGTTTGTTCCGAACTTCGAACGGGTCACATACATGCGGATGCCACTCGGTGTTTGGGTAGACCGGCCCACTTGGATAGGTAAATGCTGTGCCACCCCACTCATTGCCCATTTTCGCGACGTCGATGCCGCAGTTATCGCACGGATGAGGGCCGTAGTAGATGATCTTTGAATTCCTGAACGTCAATGGTGCCATGGTGTATTCTCCCTACGTAAGTAAACGCGCTCTGTTCATTTAGTACATCGAACCGCCGCGCACTGAGCGGCTCAGAAATGAATCACGAACGGTGTGGAGCCAGTCAGCGCCTACTGCTCCACGCCCGTCCGCAAACTTAAACCTCTACGTCAGCTTCACGCAGAATGTCGCTTTCTAAAATCCAGATGCATTGCTCTTCTGAAAATGGCATGGCCATCACGTCGCCCTCGGAGCCACGCACGAAGGCCCATAGAAGCCGCTTGTCAGTCGACAGAATGGCGTCCAGTATCTCACTGTCGATCAGCATGCCACGGTGCACAAGTGCGTCGCCCGGTGCAAGCTCTATCAGACGCTGTTCAGAAGGAAGGGTCTTGCTACGAATTCTCAGCGGCATAAGCAGGCCCCTCTTACGTGTCTTGGTTACTCTGACCTTGTACGGCAAGCGGTAGGTCATGTGTCCCCTCGGCTTCCTAAGCTGGAGGCCTGCGCCAACGTCGTTAGACCGCGACCCAGGCAGCGCCTGTGCACAGCGCCAGGCAGAACACAGCGCCACCGCTTGTGAGTGCAACGCCGATGGCAGGCGAGGTTGCATCGCTGACGGCCGCGACTACACCTTTGAGTGCGGTAGCTGCGGCGGGCAATGTAGCGACAGTGAACACCTTGAATGCCGGGCCGATTGCTGGCGTGCCGATGGCATTGAGAGTGCTGGTGGTGCGCAGAACGAGGGCCTGGCCAACGGTGGAGGCGTCGTCGAAGTTGATCTGTCCGAGGTTGATCATTGTGAAGCTACTTTGTAGTTACGTGGTTCGTTCTTCGAGGCTTACAGCAATCTGCCTGAATTGTGGTTTAGTCATCTGCTTGACAGACCCGTTCCAATAGATCTTTGCCGGAAAGGCGATGTCATCTAGGGTAAGGATGGGCGCGACTACGCATCTGCAATTTGGGCACTCACCAGCGTGATAGTGCCCCAGTGTAGTCTTCTCACCAAGTAGCGCTTCTGGTGATGGTGGCTGCGACCAAGGCACAATGACATGATGCATCGCCTTGTGGCTCTTTCGAGTTCTTTTGTCCCCTACGTCCAGCCATTCATACCACTCGATCGCCAAGTTCTCACACCGCGCCTTGGTAAGCGCCGTGGAAGCCTTTGCAGTCTCTGTCCTGCTGATAAGCTGGACTCGGCTATGCAGCAACTCAGGGAACCGCTTCTGGTACATCTTCGCGATTGTGCCTGGCCGGGCTCCAGCCTGCTGCGCCTTGGTTATCTCGTCTACAAGCGTCTGCGCTGAGTGCAGCGGCAGGCTTGAGATGAGCGAGGCGTTCTCCCTGATGAGCGACTGCACCCTTGCGCCGGTAGCACCCTGCATCTCCGCCTGGAGCATGCTGTACAGCTTGCCGGCATGGCTCGACCTTGAAGCGGCTTCCCGCCAAGAGCGCCAGTTCGTCTTTTGTGAACTGAAGATCATGCGCTTGGCTAGAAGGTCGCTTGCCGCTTGGATGTCAGGCTGGTTCGAGCGGTCAGCGATGGTCGTAAGCCACTGCTGGAGGGTTTGCTCTTTGGTTTGCTTTGTGGACAGAAGAACTCGGCCAGTGATTTGTCTGAGCCCAGCTTCGTAAGAGCGCATGAGGCGTTGTGTAGCGCTGAATTCTACAGGTGGTTTCTTCGATGGGGCCATGTGACCTGCCTAGACGGGCTCTACGTCCTTCGCCCGGCGCGTGTGCACCGTAGCGTCACGCCGTTCACCACAGAAAGCACACTGATCACGCCCCACACCAAGGGCGTCTTTCCTTAGGCTGAAACGCGTGCGGGGCAGCGTCCTTCGCCTTGGAAGGCATCTCCTCGTCAACGAACGACTTCGAAAAGCCGTACTTGGCTACTATCTCTTTGGCCGTCTTGCCGGCAGCGGCTTCGCGCTTTACAATGCGGGCACTGCCGGCGTCGGTGTCGCGGTCGAAGGGGCTTGCGTCACGGCCAGTTCCGTTCATCAGCCCAAGCACTCTTACGAAGGAATCGCCATACTGATTCTTCCCGAGCTTAGCAGCTTCAGCTTTGGTGTCAGCTTCGATTACGGCACGCCCGCTCTTCAGGCTCACCATGAACTTCAGCGTGCCCTCGGAGTCCTTCGCCTTTACGGACTCAACGGAGGAGTTACTGTAATGCAACTCGAACTTCTTCCGCGCTTCAGCCTCCGTAGCAGCATGCACACGAAACTGCTTCTTCTTACCAGTTGGCTTGTCCGTCGCCGTGATTATGAAGGACGCGGCGTCTTCTGCGTGCCCTTCGTACTGATCTACCCATTTGAGCGCGGCCTGCTCAGACGCAAATCCGGTTTGGGTTTTTCCTCCAGGCAGTATAACGTAGAACCGCCCGCTAGGTAGTGAACGAATTTCGCAAGACTTATACGGCATGCGCGATGCGTCCTTCGCTACTCCACCGTGATTCGCGTGTCCGCGTGATTCGCCGCATTGAGCGCAGTAGGTGGTACTGGCAGGGCCGACGTAAGCATGGGTGTCGGCGTCCTTCGCCTCAGCCTTCTTCGACTCCTTGAGCCGCTTCACGGTGTCCATGAACGACTCGTAGCCCTTCTTCGGGGCTGGCGTGGTGCGGGGGCGGAAGCCGTCTGTGGCCTTTGCCCTCTCCTCGACGCAGAACTTATCGGCTTCCTTCTTGGAGAAAAAGAACTTAATGTTCGCGTTATCTACCCGAACAGCCCAGGTGCCGTAAGAAGAATTGCTCTTCGTAGGTACTAAGTCAGCAGCGTCTGACACGCGCTTTGAGTCTATCACCGCGTCCAGCGCCTTGTGCATCTTGGTGCGGCGGTCGGTGGCCTGTGCATAAGCTGCTGATAACTCGTGGTCAAGTTGGGTCAGCTTGCGCGAAATCTTAGCCCGAGCGTCTGGATCGCCGTTGCCTATAGAAGAGCGTTGAACACGCTCAATCGCTTCTTTGATGCGCATTACTTCATCTGAGTCGCGCATGTCCCCCACCCGCTTTGCGTCCATCACTGCGTCCAGCGCCTTGTGCATCTTGGTGCGGCGGTCGGTGGCTTTTGCAAGTCCGGAGCCTTTACACACGGCGCAGTCTGGGCGCAACCCTTTGTCATTGCGAACACTTGATTTACCTGTTCCGCGACAAACAGGGCAATCACCTGGAATGATCTTGCTTGGCGCTGTAGTTGACGTGCGCCAATCAGCATCCTTGGCAGAGCCGTACTCTACAGACCCTTCATTCGCCAACACTTTCAGTTTCTTCCAGGCTTCATTCTCTTCCGGGCCAGACCCACTAAATGCCCCGACAGTTACGGTGTTGCCAGACAAAGAGGCGCTGAAGCCAAGTTGCTTCGCTCTTTTGAGAATGTCTTTTGCATGAGCCGAAGAATATAGCGCCTTGATGGAGGCATCGCCCACCCGCTTCGCATCGAACGCCCGGTCCACCGCGTCGTGGAGCCTGGCCTTGCGGTCTGCCGTAGTTCCAGGGCCGTCCTTCAATATCGTCATCTTCGCCACTTCACCCTCCACACGTAAAAAGCCCTCGGCCGCTGTGCGTGACAGCCGAGGGGTCGGAGAAACTTTTATCT